GTTTGTTGGGCGTGTTTATGGGTCAACCTGTCGCAATTAACAATCTGCCAACCAATATGGCTGGAGGTAGATTTCAAGGCTTTGTCGAGGGCTTTACATTTCGGGCTAGTTATAACGAATTGGCCGTCACTTTAATCATGTCTCCACTGGCTTACTCTTTGCAAGCTATGCAATGGGGCGACGTGCCAATCGCTGAAACGTGGGCGAGCGTGTCGCCAACTTTGGAATGGGAATATGCGACAATCGTTGCATGATTGAAAGGGAAATGAATGGCTAATCCAACCACCAATTACGGCTTTGTTATGCCAAGCCCTACAGATTTGGTCACAGACTTACCGGCGGATTTTGACGTCTTTGGTCAAGCTGTAGATACTCAAATGCTGGCCAATGCAAATGCTGCAATAGCGAAAACTATTGTTGACGCAAAGGGCGACATAATTGCTGCCACTGCTGCCGATACTGTCAGCCGTCTTGCAGTAGGGGCAAACAATACAGTTTTAACAGCTGACTCAACCACTGCAACTGGCTTGAAATGGGCAACGCCCGCAACATCAGCTTCAGGAATGACTTTTATTAGCCGCACTACTTTTTCAAGTGTAGCCTCAGTAAATATAGATAATTTTGATAATACTTATGAGAGTTATTTAATGATTATCGAAAATATCCACGCTGCAACAAGCACAGACGATATTTTAATGTTGGGCAGATATGCAACCACAACACACACAGGCGCAGATTATTACGCAACAAATCCAACTTCAACATTTAATTCATCAAGTTTTACCTTTTACAATACCAACGGTGGAACTGCTTTTACTTTAATGCCATCTACAAATTCAGGTTATCCAGCAAATGCTGCAATTCGTTTCGCAGATGTGGGCGATGCTTCTCGTTATTTTAGCGCTTACGGTCAATGGGTAACTCGCGAAGGCATGTTAAATGGCCAATTCGGTGGCGAGATTTTCAGTTTACAAACCTGGTCTGGTATTCAATTAAAGAGCAGCAGCAGCAACATCACCGGCGCAGTTTCAATGTATGGATTGGCTAAGGCATAAAATGACACTTCAAGAGATAATCGCAGAACTAAAGGAAACTAATCCAACCTTGCAAACAGGCTCTAATGAGAGCGGCTATGTCCAAATGGGCAAGACAGAATACGAAGCCACAATTAAGCAATGGGCAGAAAATCGTCTAGCCAAATTAGCAAAGGTACAAGCCGAAGCAGCCAAGGCTGAAGCAAAGGCTGCACTTCTTGAGCGTCTTGGCATAACTGCAGACGAAGCGTCGTTGCTTCTTTCATGACTTATCCGCAAGGCACAGCCGCAGCTCTTATTGCAGCTGCACTTGCAGAGGTTGGCACAATCGAGCAAGGCGACAACCTGACAAAATACGGCAAATACACCGGCGCTGACGGCTTGCCTTGGTGCGGTTCTTTTGTAAATTGGTGCGCAAATGAAGCTGGAGTCAAAATTCCAAACATGGTCAGCACAGCTTCTGGCGCTCAGAAAATGAAGGATCTTGGCCGTTGGAAAGAAAAGCCAGAATTAGGCGATCTTTGCTTCATGGACTTTCCACATGACGGCATAGATCGAATAAGCCATATTGGAATTGTGGTCAAGGTTGGTCTAAAAAGTGTTTTATGTATTGAAGGCAATACAAGCGGCACTGGAGATCAGCGCAATGGCGGAATGGTCATGATTAAACAGCGATTTTTGGGCAAAGAAATTGTTGGTTTTGCTAGGCCAAAACTTGCAGAATATGCTGGAGAATTTCCTACAGTGGAGTTGCCAAAAGCTTCTACAAAGGAGAAAAAGAAATGAACGAATTAAAGCCAATGCTGGCCAGTTATGCTCGATCATTTATTGCTGCAAGCCTTGCCGTTTATATGGCTGGCGTGACAGATCCAAAAGCGATTTTGTCTGCTGGCCTAGCCGCTGTCGTGCCGGTACTTATGCGCTGGTTAAATCCTAACGATCAGGTTTATGGTCGCAAGTGACCAAAAAACTGCAAGCGGCAACGCTGGCGGTGTGCCTCCTGCTGGCGTTGTCGTCTTGTGGCTATCAAGGCTACACGCGCTATCCATGCCAAGAGTTTGAGAATTGGGAAAATGATGAATGCCAACGACCAAGGTGCGAAGCGCAAGGCGTCTGCACAGAGGACTTACTTGGAGACATTGTTAAACCACAGCCAAAATCGCCCTAAATACCAAAAGCGTTTATCGCCTGAGGAGATTAAAGCTCGTTTGATTTTATTTATTGGCATGACTTTGTCTGTCGTGTTTTTGATCGTAACTCTTGGAATTACATACGCGCTGATTTTTGTAACTCAGCCTGTCGCAGCTCAAGCGCCCAATGACGCAGCTTTCATTGACTTGCTCAAAACTCTGGCCATTTTCTTAACTGGATCTCTTGGCGGCGTTCTTGCGTCCAACGGCTTAAAAGATAAAAAGGACAACGACACGCCCAAAAACACGCCCAATCCTTGACCTTGTCAGACTATTGCTTCATTCTGTTATCAGGGAGCGAAGCACAGTAGCTCTCTGAACGGGAGCAATTATGTTAGTGACAATTGACGTCGGCTGGATCATGTTGGGCTTCTTAGCTACAACAGTGCTTTTCTACACACTAGGCGTTAATGCTGGTCAGGCCAATGGATACATGCGCGGCCGCGCCGCCGGTATCAAACTGGGCAAGCTAATCAAGGAGCATTCATGAGCTTCTTGGATAACTATGAAGGCGTTGCCGAAAGAATAAAGCGTTTTTGGTCAATGTACCCAAACGGCAAAATTCACACGTCGATTGTTGACGTTGACATAAAGTCTGGTTATATTTTGGTTGAGTGCCGTATCTATAAAAAATACGAGGACGAGCACCCAGCAGGTATTGACTACGCATTTGGCAATGTAGCGACCTACAACGTCAACATGAAAAACTGGTTTGTTGAGGACACAGTAACTTCTGCAATCGGACGTTGCGCAGGGCTGGTTTTAGGTACAGACACAAGGCCAACTCAGGAAAACATGCGTCAGGCCGAAAACATTGACGTGCAAATGGTCAAGGAAAGTGCCGAGGACGTCGATATTTGGGCTACCTCAATCAGTGAGGATCTAGTGCCAGCAGCTATGGCAATCGAGCAGATCAAATCGCAGCTGGGCGGCGTACAGGTAGCAGCTGCGCCAATTTGTAGTCATGGCCACATGATCTGGCGTTCAGGAGATAAGGCTGGAAAGGCTTGGGGCGGCTATATGTGCGTTGAAAAGACCAAGGCCAAGCAATGTTCGCCGCGTTGGTTTGTACTTGCCTCAGACGGCCAGTGGAAGCCACAGGTGTAATCATGGGCGAATTTGAGATTATTAACCTAGAGTCAGGCAAGCGATACAAAGTCGAAAAGGACGGATCAGAGCTTAGAGATGAAGTCATTCCACCGGCAATCGAGTGGTGCGACAAAGGCCAACATTATGCGCCCAAATATGGCGGACGAGACGATTACGGCATTTTGTGGATTTGTCTGGCGTGCCAATCATGATTATCAAAATGAAAATAACAGAAGCTGAGGAATGGGCAATCCACAATCGAGCTTCTCAGGTTGTCTTTTCACAAGACGGACTTGGCAGAGGCCAGCAATACAATACGAAGTTAAACAATCATGAAAGAGTTACAGAGTACGCAGAGTCTCTGGGCGCTGAAATGGTTGTCGCCAGATACTTTGGCCTTGACTATGACATAAACGAAAACAAAGCCAAGGTAAAGGCCGACGTTGGAAAAGGCCTTGAAGTTCGCTGGACAAGCTACATAAATGGCTCGTTAATTATTTATCCATACGACCGAGTTGATGATGTTGCTGTGCTGGTCGTGGGCCGATCTCCAGAGCTTTACATTGTGGGCTGGTTACCGGTCAAAAGTGCTATGCAAAAGCAATTCAAGAATAGCCAGCAAGACAGCTGGTGGGTCAATCAAGACAGCCTCAATCCGATTGGCGATCTCGTAAGGAGCAGCTATGCGGCAACTCATATTTGATTGCTCGATCTGCGCAAAGCTTTACGGTGACGGGCGCAGGTTGCACTTGCTATCGAAGGGGGCTGAGCTAACGCTTCATGAGTGGTTCAGCCAATGTTCGGGCTGTGGCTCATTTGGCGTCAAGGTTGTTGATGAAGCATTGGTTCGAGACGAATGAGAACTGAAATCAAACACGTTTGCGATTGTGGCAAAACGTTCAACATTGACAGCGCAAGGCCACTGGTGGCTGTAACTATCCTGCAAGTCTCGATCAAGAACCATTCAGAGGATTGCGAGAAGGCCTGTGGATAACTTGTGTACAACACGCCCAAGCCCCGTTCAAGTTATGCACATTGTTGCTATGTACTTGACTCATGGGTGTACGCT